CTATGCGACTTTTAAGTTAAGTCGTTCATCTGGTGGCAATGACGCACTTATTATGGCGCAAGAAGGATTAGTTACAGGATTGAGTATCGGGGCAGAAATCCTTGCATCTCAACCATCCAAAGATGGTCATATAGTTGTCTCCTCAGCGAGACTCAAAGAAGTTTCTCTAGTAACTGTTCCCGCATTCGCGTCTTCAGAAATACTAGAGATCGCAGCAGAGGAAGTAATCCCTGTTGAAGAAAACCCACAAACAGAAAGCGAGACAGCTGTGGAGAATACTCCAGAGACAGTTGCAGCACCAGTAGAGGCAGCAGCAGTTGAAGCTGCTCGTCCTACAGTTACAGCAAGCTATTACACTAAGCCAAGAATCGAACTTACAAAGCGCAATTACTTGGAAAACACACTAAAGGCTAACCTTTTTGGTGATGATGATTCTCGTCAATGGCTTCGCGCTGCTGACAACGATCAGACAACAGGTGCAGGATTTATTCCAACACCACAAAGCACACAACTTCTTAACTTCTTGGCTAATGCAGATCGTCCTCTTATTGATTCAATTTCTTCTGGAACAATGCCAGAGTTCGGAAAAACATTTGAGTTGCCAAAGATTACTGAGGTTCCTTTAGTCGATCAAATCGATGAGAATGCACCAGTTACAGAGTCACAACTCGAAGCATCTTACATAACAGTTACAAAGAAGTCTTTCAAGGGTCGTGCAATCACTACGCTTGAATTGCTAACAAACTCAACACCTGCATTTCTTGACGAGCTTCTTATCCAAATGGAATACGCTTACGCAAAAGATACTGAAGAATATGTAACAGATACTATTCAAGGCGTAGGAACACTTAACGCAACAGCACAGGCTAACTCAGCAACAGGCTTGCTCAGTTATGTTTCAAGTGCAGCTGCTGCTGTTTATTCAGCATCACTTGGATTTGGTCGCAACATGGTTGTAACACCAGAACAATGGGCTAACATCATGTCATACAACGATGCTGGTCGCCCAATTTATATTGCTGCGAATCCACAGAATGCAGGTGGAGCACTTTCACCTACTTCACTGCGCGGAAATGTCGCTGGTCTTGATCTTCGTGTATCTCGTTACATGAAGGGCTCAGGCGGAGTAGGTACAACTGATTATTCAATGGTTGTAATCAATCCAGATGCTTACACATGGTACGAATCTGCTCGTCAGCAGCTTCGCACAAACATTAACTCTGACGGAACAGTAGATATTTTACTATTTGGTCAGGGAGCACTAGCCACCAAGTTGGCAGCTGGCGCAAACTGGTTCAACTTCACATAATAGAACCACACTAAGTCGCTCTGGGGAGTAGTAGCCCTCTACTCCCCAGAGTCTTAAGAAAGGAATGGGAATGGCACTTACAACAGTCAGCGAATTACGCACCACTTTGGGTGTTGGCACTCTATACACTGATGCTGTTCTCCAAGAAGTCTGTGACGCTTCAGACGCTGTTCTTATTCCGATGTTATGGACACCTAATCAATTCTCAGTTGCACATAGCAATGTACCCGACATCGGTACTCTTTATTTCAATGAACCTATTACAGAAATCTTTTATGTTGGACAGTCTGTAACTATTACCAATTCAGGCACAAAGTATAATGGCACTAAGACCATTACAGCAGTCGGTGAATACTCAATTAGCATGGCTACTACTCACACGACTACTGTTCCTTATCACATAATTGAGCCTTATGGCACAGTTGCTCCAGAGACTTACACAGTCTGGACAACAGATACGGCAATTCAGAATGCAGCTTTGATGATCGCTGTTGATATATGGCAAGCAAGAACCGCTACTCTCTCTGGTTCTAACCTTGTCGATTTCCAGCCTTCCCCTTATCGAATGAGCGCACAGCTTCTCGCTAAGGTGCGAGGATTGATAGCACACGCACTAGACCCTCGCTCGATGGTGGGATAATGCCAGTTGCGCTTACTACTCTTAGAACGACACTTGCCACAGCTCTAGTCGATAACTCTAAATGGCAAACCTTTGCATTTCCGCCTGCAACAGTCTTGGCGAACTCAGTCATTGTCAGCCCAGCAGAGGAATACATCACTCCGAGCAATAACGCTCGCAACACAGTAAGCCCATTGGCTAACTTTAAGATTATTATTACTACGCCTTTATTTGACAATGAAGGTAATCTAAACGGCATAGAAGATTTTGTAGTGCGAGTGTTTAACCTTCTTGCTGCATCTTCTTTGACCTATAATGTAAGCGCAATTAGTGCGCCTAGTGTTCTCAATGCTGCATCGGGAGACCTTCTCAGCTGCGAGATGTCCGTATCAATCCTAACAAGTTGGAGCTAACATGTCACTAACACCAGAGGATTTGGCCTTCTTGAAGAAGATTGGTCAAGTCAGCGAACCAGCACCAAAGCCAGTATCAACCAAGAAAGATGAGGAATAATCAATGGCAATTTTCTTAAACAATAAGGTCGGATTTAAGATTGCTACAGTCAATCTTTCTGATCATGTTACTGCATTCACTCTTAACCGAGTCCTAGACCAGATTTCTGTAACCGCTATGGGCGATACCGCCAATAAGTTCGTAACTGGATTGGCTTCAGACTCAATTACTGTTTCATTTTTGAACGACACAGCAGCAGGAAATGTTCTAGCAACACTTCAGGCAGCATTTGGAACTACAGTTGCTTTCCAAGCAATTCAAGATTCTTCAGCAGCTGTATCAGCAACAAACCTTCTATACTCAGGTACAATCTTGGTAGATAACCTAACTGACATCAATGGTGCAGTTGGAGACGAAGGAATGATTGATATTACATTCACATGTAACAGCAAGACTTCTTACGCATCTACTGGTACTTGGTCATAATCAACTAAACAAAGGGGCAGCTCATGGCAAGACTAAAAATCACTCGCACAGATGGAAGCGTTATCGAGGGTGAGATTACTCCAGCAGTGGAGTATTCATTCGAGTTATACGCTAAAAAGGGCTTCCACCGCGCTTTTCGTGAAGACGAAATGCAGACTTCGGTGTATTGGTTGGCATGGGAAGTAACACGCAGATCAGGTGAAACTGTTAAGCCTTTTGGGGTTGAGTTTATCGAGACACTGAAGAGTGTTGAGGTACTTGACTCAGACCCTTTAGCTTAAAGCGCGATTATCCATTCACCTACTTAATAGCTCGCTTGAGCATTAGGTTGGGAATCGCGCCACAGCAGTTATTAGAGCTAGACCCAATAATGCTTCAAGCCTTGTTGAAGGGTCTTAAAGATGAGCAAAAGGAGATAAGCGATGCCAACAGAAGTAAAGGGCGCACTCGCACTCCGTAAGGCTCTTAAAGATTTTGCTCCAGACTTAGCCAAAGAAATTCAAAAAGAATTAGGCAATCTTCTTAAGCCGATTACTAATAAAGCTAGAGGATTCATCCCAGCAACATCTCCTTTAAGCGGATGGGCTAGAAGTAGCTCAACTGCTTGGGGCAGTGATCGTATCTGGAGCACAGGAAAAGCCAAGCGCGGTATTGGATATAAGACCACACCATCTAGACCTAATAAGCAAGGCTTTAGAGCATTAGCGCGTGTTGTCAATGCTTCCGCTGCTGGTGCAATTTATGAGACTGCTGGTCGCAAGAATCCTAATGGTCGCGAGCAAGCTCCTATGGCTAGAGTTGTGCGTGAGAGCCAAGCCAATTATGGCAAGATGATTCGTTCTGGTAATAAGAATCAATCTAAAAGCAATAACCCTCAAGCAGGTGCTCAATTTATTGACGCTATGAATCAATATGGCCAGATAGTAGATGCCAATAATCAGACTGGTGCAGGGCGTAGGTCACGCAAGATGAAGGGTCGAGCAATCTTTCGGGCATGGGCTGAAGATGGCGGTAAGACAAACGCAGCAATCATCAAGGCTATTGAAAACTCTAAAGTAAAGTTCTATGCAGAAATGAGACCTAAATAATGGCCGTTGATCCATCAGTAGTCATTAACTTAGCAGCTGAATACACTGGCAATAAAGCCTTTAAGCAAGCCGATACAGCTGTAGGAAAACTCAATAGCAATGTCAAGAAACTCGCAGGCACATTTGGAATTGCATTTGGCGCAACAGCATTAGTCCAATTTAGCAAAACAGCAGTAAAAGCCTTTGCAGCGGATGAAGCAGCAGCCCTTAGACTTAACCGAGCAGTAGAGAATCTAGGCATTGGCTTTGCTAATCCTGCCATTGCTGACTACATTGATAAGTTAGAAACTTCAGCGGCAATTGCGGACGACATTCTCCGTCCAGCGTTTCAAGGTTTGCTTACCACTACTGGCTCATTGACCCAATCACAGAAACTTCTTAATGATGCAATTACTATTAGCCGAGCCTCTGGCATTGATCTAGCCACAGTCACACAGGATTTGGGTAAAGGTTATGTAGGAGTTACTAGAGGTCTAGTCAAATACAACTCAGGTTTGACAAAGGCTGAACTTACGACACTGTCATTCAATGAAATCTTGTCAGTTATTCTAAAGAGATCAGCTGGAGCAGCAGAAGATTACCTAACTACAACTTCTTACAAAATGGATGTTTTAAGCACTGCAACAGGAAAAGCTAATGAACTTATTGGTAAAGGCTTTGTTGATGCTTTATCTCGCGCAAGCGGTGGAACAGAAGCAAGCGATGCCACAATTTTCTTGGAAACACTTGCGGGTGGCTTTAACAAAGTAACCCTAGCTGCTGGTACTGCTATAGGAGCCATTCCATCACTTATTAAAAATGTTAAAGATCTTGGTAAAAGTATTTTTTTTGGTTTTGCTGGCAAACAAATTGGAGTCACTTTAAGCACACCCTCTAAAAAACCCATCCAATCTGGCTCTAACCTTAATAAATCAACAGCAACTACTGAAAACAAGATTGCCAAAGAAAATCTTAAAATTAACACTGCACAGTTAAAATTGGCTAAGGCCAAGTCAATCTTTGACA